TCTAAACGCTTTCCATTCTGCTTCGCTTGCATTTGCTGTTGGCAACCTTGATGGCACTGTTGCAAGTTCAGGAACGGTGATGCCTTCCAACGCATTCATTTCCGACAATGACAGTGCGCGATTGTTGCTGAAGAACCGACTGAAGTTCGTGCCGTTACGCAATAGGTTTGCGCGACCTGTTCCAAGCACTTGATTCTGAACTTCGGCAGGTTGCTTGGCAATCCATTGACCATAATTCATGTGCGTCGGACTGACCTTGCTTAATCCTGTCTTCACATCACGGAATGCGCGACCACCAACGCGTTTGTCTTTGGCATTCAAGCCAAGCTGTTTCCACGTCTTCGTCACAGGCACAGTAGTGCTTCTACATTGATGATGTGCAGGTGGTGTCTGTTCTTGCCCAACCTTCCATTCCTGTCCGTCAAGCGATTGGCAGATGTCTGAAGTGCGATTGTCAAGTGTTGCCACCCAACGCACCTTCGCAATGATGTCTGAATTTTGTGCGTATAACGCTGACCTTGTTTTCGCAGCAACATGGCTTGACGATGTGCGAACAACCGAACGCACCTTGCGACGCATTTGCGCACGCAGACTTGAACCTGTGAATCCTTGTTCGACACCGCGAATGCCCATGACGCGTGCTGTTATTTGTGGTATTGATTCACCGCTTGCCAATCCGATGTTCAACGCCTTGCGCAAGTCACCTTTGAATCGCGTGCCTAGTTCCTTGTACCAATCTTTCAGCAACGCACCTTGAAATGGTTTTGAACTTACAATGGAACGAACTGTGTTCATATCAATTGTGTTGAATCCCACGTTCAATGGCACTGTTTGTTGCAACGATGATTGCGCCCACTTTGCTTCAGCCATTCCAACACGCGTCAATCGTGCTTTGGCTTCTTGCGACATAAAACGAAAGCCTGTGTTGATTTGTTCATCAAGCACTTTCAGCATCTGTTTATATCGCGCCGTTGTCCATGCGCCACGACCTGCGCCGTTGCCGATGTTGCCCAATCGACGTTCCAAGATGCGCTTCATGTCAGGAAACAATTCCTTGTCCATGAATTTCATCATTCGATTCACTTCACCTGTTGAAAGTTGGTCGAAGTAAACCGCGTGGCGGATTGCCCTGTTTAGAAGTTCATCATTGACTGACATCGTTTATTCATCATCGCCTTCGTCTTCTTCAATCGGAACTTGCAATGCCAACGCTTCCATGTCTGCCAACGCTTCTTCGCCGATGGCTTCAATTTCATCTTGCGCATCTATTTGGTCTGCGATGATTCCGCGACGCTTGATTTCGTCTAAGAATGTTTGATGCTGAATCAATCCTGCCTGCTTCATTGTGATTAACGCTTTCACGTCATCAGTCGCTGACATCGAAACACCGAAGTCATTGAAGATGTCAATTGCAAAATCTTCAGGCAGTGTTGCGCCAATCCATTCGGCTGCGTGTTCAAACGCTGTCTGCATTGTGTTTTCTAAACCGCGAATCCATGACTGAATGTTGCTGTGCGTTCTTGCTTCGTCCATCGCACGACCTGTGGCAGTGTTGTTGCCTGTAGATTGCACCAATGGTTGCAAGCCTAACACTTCCATGCGTTCTTCTAATCGTTGCAAATCATCTTCGCCTGCGCCAATAGCGCGACCACTGTGTTCGACGTATTGCAACTTCGCTTCAGGGTTCGTTGATGAAATCAACTGTGATGCGCCAACCGTTACGCCCTGTTCAATTTCTTCTTCGTCTAATCCTGATGCAAACAGAATGCCAATGCGTGCAAAGCGAAGAATGTTGCGTTGGTCAGAAAGCGATTGCCAATGCGCAAGGTTCAGCCATGCCAAATCTTCCAATGGTGGATTCGCTGTCATGTAATCATCTTGCGCCGTGTAGAAAGTTGCCAATGGCACGCCGTCAAAAGAATGCACGCCTTCATCGACCTTGAAATATTCTTCACTGTCTGCCTGCTTCTTCCACAGTTCCCAATGCTTCGGTTCAATCACGCGAATGTATTCATTCACTTCTTCGCCAAACTGACCTTCGCCCTCGACGTATTCAGTGCGCCGTTCAATGAATCGAATCTGAATAAGCTTTTCACTGCCGTCTGCTTGACGCTCTGTTTTCCATGCAATCAAATCGCGTGGTGCGATGCGACAAAGATATGGTCGAATGCCGTATGCGCGTTCTGCGCCCAACGATAAGTTGCCACCTGTCATTGGGAAATCAACCAACACATGACCAAGTCCATACTTCAAGCCGTCTTCAAATATCAATCGCGTAAATTGCGTAAGGTCACGCTTGCGATAATCAACATTATCAATCATGTCTTGCATCTGTTCAGGCAAGTCACCTGAAGTTGCAACAGGCTTGGAAAACGGTTTCGCTGACAGCTTCTGAATCGTGTCTTTGAATGCGCCATACAAGTAACTGCGCTGCAGTCGATTGTCATAGTTGTGCGCTGTTTCCCTGTCTTCCATCGGCAACCATGTCCTGCCTGCTTCACGCATACGCAACGTGCCACCCATCAGGTCATCAATCAATTGCCACTTTGGTAGCATTCCATAGTACGCGTCTGTTGGCTTTGCAACGCCATCTTTCATGCCCAACGGCATACCGATTGACGGCAGGTGATTTCTTCTTAAATTACTCATTCCTTGTTACCTTTATTTTCTAGCGCGATGATGCGCGTCAAAGTTTCAAATTTTACTTCTGCAATATCCTTCTGAACTTGCAATCGGCACTTCTGCGAATCCTGTTCAAGTTCGTTCAGTCTCGACCACATCTGCTTTGCGACCCATAAACTCAAAAGAAGTAAACCTGTCGAAACAGATTGTATTGCTGAAATTAAAAAGTTTGGGTCTGCAGTGTTCATACAAGTATTGGGTTCGCTGTACCTTCGATTTCTTCGGGGCTTGCGTCATTGACAATTGGTATCATCAGCGGAATCGGAACTGCGCATGACAGGCATGACATTCCAATGACTATTGCTAACGCAATTAGGTGTTTACTTCTTTTCTTCATGTTCGTTTTGTAACTGCTGTTGCACAATGTCGTGCATCAATGTGGTTGGGTCTTTCTTCTCTTTCGTATCGACAACTGTTTTCAAGATGCTTGCAAGCTGTGTCACCACAAGCGTGATTAAGGTGGCAGCAACAGCAACTGATTCGCCCTGCATATTACCCATCACAAACAAGAACCCAAGCACGCACAAGCACAAGTATGCTGCGCCGAAGACTGCTAAATGCTTCGATGCTTTTTCCTTCCCACTTTCTGTTGCCTTGATGGTGTCAATCTGCCCTTTTAGTTCTGCCTTGCGCAATAACAATTCACCGCGTATTTCCGCCATGCGCAATTGTATCGCTTCTTTCGTGCTGCCAAGCAACTGCGCTTCTTTGTCATCTTTTGAACTTGCAACAGGCTTAGTCATCGGCACTTTGTATGGTGCTTCCTGTTCTTCAATTATCCTGCTTGCTTCATCAGGCGAAATGTATTGCCTGCCGTTGTTCTTCTTATTCTTCATTGTTGTATTTCCTATTGTAAAGCATCGTGATGTGCTTGTGTGCAAGGTCAAGTGGTAACGAAATAATTCCGAAGACGCTTTTCAGGAAGAACACCAAAGGCGCACGCATTGAAGGGAACGCAAAACAGATGACAATGCAAATGAATGTGTACTGCCACAAACTGCTTTCCACGTCTTTCGATATTGCGCCCACCGTCGTTGTTGCTGTTGGTGTCGAACTTGCAATAGATGGAACGCTTGGCAACGATGGCATCAGCGAACCGCATGAAGATAGCAAAAGAACAGAAACGCTAAATACATAGATGCACCACTTTGCTTTCAAATAATTGTGTGCTTGATTAGTTGTCATCTAAACGTGTTGCGTAACTGTAATGGATTTTGCCAATGGCTTATGCGCACGCTGAATGTAATACCCAAGTGCGTCAGTCAGGTGCGTGCTGTTAGAATCCGACTTCTTGTCGATTTCGCCACTGCCACCTTCCAACAATATAACAGCTTCAAGGTCAAGCACGGTCATCGGTGCTTTGATTTCATCAACTAACAGCCGAATGTCACCTGAAGCATTCTTCATGCGTGCATTCATTGCATTGACGCGCACACGTTCACGAGGATTAGCGCGTGGCACGCGCATCTTCAATCGGTCTTTGAATACCATGCGCAGTTCTTCCTTGATGATATCCCAATCACTACCGCGCACCTGTGATGTTCCACGCGCACCGCCTGTTGCGTCACCGTAGCAAAGCACATCGCCTTTGTGGTTGCCCCAATCCTTGATGATGCGATGACACACTGCCACCGTGTTGCCGTTGCGTGGTATGTAAACTTCGCCAATGACGTTGGTGCAATCCTTCCTGCTGTCTTCCTGTGCAATAACGCATATCGCAGGTGACACGTTGAAGTCAAAACACAATGCAAGTGGTCGCTGCTCATTGTATTGCAAGTTCGCGCAATGCGTCGCACGGTCAAATGCGTGATAGGCACGCCCACTAAAATTCACAAACGATGCTTCGTATTCCTGAAGGAATGTCAGTTCGTCCATCTCGCGTTTTGCTGATTCGATTTCAGCATCATCAAGAATGTCACTGCTTATCCAATGGTGGTTCGACCAATCAGGCATTTCTGCTGACTGCGCTTTGACGCTCATGTGGAAGTAATGGTTGCGCCCTTCAGGAACGCCTGTGAACCATGCGCCACCTGCACGACCACGCGTTGATAATGCAGGTCGAATGTTTTCCTGCCACACCGATGGTTTCATGTTGGCGTATTCGTCGCAACAAATCCAATCCAATGGTCTTCCCTCAATCCGTTCAGGCGCGTCCATTCCAAGCACCTGCAGTTCTGCGCCATTGACCAACCGAATAATCAATTCAGATTCCGATGGCTTGCCACGTTGCAAGTTCGTGGGAATCATCGCCTTCAAATCCTTCCAAAAAATGCGCTTGGCTTGGCTGTGCGTTGGCGCACTGAATACGAACCAACCATCAGCAGCTGCCGTGTAGGTCAATGCAGCCATCGCACCCCAACGCTTCGCAAGTTCTGTCTTGCCACTTCGCCTGCCTGCAGGAATCGTCTTAAAACGCGTCGGTGTTGTCCACACGCTTGCCTGTTCGTGGTGGTACTCAAGCGGATACCATCGTGGTGTCAGAAGGCTATTCGACATCAGGCACAGATTGCTTCATTGCTTCAATGGCTACGCGAACGGCGTGCGCTGTTTGGTCTGCTGACAGCACATCGTTTTCACGAATGTCAATGTTGTACCGTTCAGGCTTCAAGCACTTCAGCATATAGATTGTCAATGGTGTTTCGTAATGGATAACGCCACCGACCTGTGCGCCACCGTGAAAGACTGCCTTTTCGTGTCCTTCGATTGCACGCTTCAATGCTGACGCTTCAAGGTCTTCGATTGCAGTCAGTGTGCATTCTTCCCATGATGCTGCAAAGTCAGGGAATTGTTCCTTGTGATTGTATGCAGTAGTGCGACCAACCCCAACCACCTTGCAGGCTTGTCCGATGCTTCGCGTCCTGCCAAGTGCCTGAATAAATTTGTCGTGCCAATCAGTATTTGGCTTTCTAGTCTTGCTGCCTTTTTTTAGCTGTTCCATTTGTTCCGAACTTGCAATTGAAATGCCAATGTTTAGTCGCTACACTGTCATTGTTCCTTTACATCATACAGTGGGAAGCTAGGAAATCAAAGGTTCGTTGCAAGTTCAATCCAAATACTTCAATGGGCAATAACAAATCACAATACTATTTACGTTTAGACGATTTAACGTGTGGGGAATGGTCACCACTGACGTTGAATGAATTACGAATGCTTGCGCCTATAAAACTCACGAAGGGCAAGGTGCTTATTGACAGACAACTGCTTGCACGCTTGCTTGGTGAACGCGAACGGTTACTAATGATAACCGAACTAGCGCGATGGGTTGCAGAATGTTTCAAAGACACACAATTGCTTGACAATAATGATTATGAAAATGCTTCTGACCTGCAACGTGCTGTTGCACTAACGATTGAAGCGTTGCAAACATTCGATGGTGACTGCGATGGTCAAAAGATTGTCGGCTTCGATGGCAGTGACGTGGTTGCTACTGATTAGCAATAGTTGCAATGGTTATTTGCTTAATTAAAAATTGAATATAGTAACAATGCAATAGTTGCTTTAACGCGATAGCGTAATCATAAGAAGCAATGTCAAGTGTTACTAGATGACAATGTTTGGTATTAAAAAAAACTGTCAAACGATTGTCAGTAATGAACGGCACGACTTTCCGCGATTGGCGAATATGGGCGAAAAACTTTGGCGCGAAGTTGCAACGCAATAGCTTTCCAATATATATATCACGCCCTACTGCTGTTCTATGGGCAATACAGGCATTATTATGAAGTAATGTCAGAATAAGGTTAAAGAACTGTTGCAAGTTCGTCGATACAGGATAGAATACCCACATGGCAAAAAGGGAATCACCCAACGCCTCAAACCAAACCCAATAAAAAAATGACTTCTTCAGCAAACACTTCAGGCAAGAAAAACATGGGCATCGAATTCGAATGCTTAGTTCCTAACAGTTACGTCAATGCAAACGCAGCAGACGTAAGCGAAACTTACTACAACCACAACCGCGCAAAGACAGCAGTTGCAAAAGCGTTGATGGCAAATGCAAACGGCGATAAGTTTTTGCAGAATGTTTACACTGCAACAGCATACGACAATCACCCATTGGTTCGCACTTCTGAATCAAACGACACATGGGCTGAACCAACATGGTCAGCAAGTGGCACTTTCAACAATGGTCAGTGGCACGTCAATGACGATTGCACACCAACTAAGAATGGTCACGTTGGCATCGAAGTCATTTCACCATTGCCACACGCACGCGTTGGAAACGGCGCAGCACAAAATGGCACGGGCTTCAATTCTTATGAGTCAATCAGAAACGTCGCAAAAACATTGCAGTCAATCTGTGGTGTGAACATCACTTGTGGCACACACGTCACATTGGAAACAATCGACGCATCAGGTCGCAAGATGAATGCTGATGACATGAAGCGTTTCATGAAGTTGTGGTTGGTATTTGAAAACACAATGGAAAGCATCATTGCCAAGTCACGTCGTTCAACAGGTTCATGTGGCAGGTGGGCATCGAAGGTTTCCAAGCCATACAAGCGCAACGGTTCAATGGCTGACGCTTTTGATTCTATCGACAGCGAAAGTTTGGCAGCGTCAGTGTCAGCGTATTGGTCACGCTGTAGTCGGGGTTTGGTGGGCAACGATTACTGTCCTTCAGCAAACATGGCTAATTGGGCAAACGGTGACCGTGTTGAATTTCGCGGACATCAAGGAACATTGGACGCAGAAAAAATAATCAACTACGGCGAAGTGTGTGAAATGTTTTTGGCAGCAGCGATGGCAGGTGTCGAAGTTCAGCCAACATCATGGAACAGCACTGCAAGTTTCCAAGACATGATTTCAGTGTTGGAAGGTGGCAATGTTGAATACTTCATGATGAACGCTGATGGTTCTTCACAACGCTATCACACAACATGGAACAGCGTGCAGTCAGGTCACTACACACGACAAGGCAACGGTGTTCAAGGTTCTGAAATGTCAATGCGCGGCAACTTGTGGTTCTACTACGATGCGCAAGCAGGACGCGACGGCATGGTGGCTGACGAAGTGCGTCGCAACGAAGCAGTGCGCTTCGCAAACATGGCTGTCGCTGAAGGCATCTGTGAATACCCATACGCAATCCAACAAGTGACACGGTGGCGCAACCATCGCATCGCAAACCCAATCGTGACAGGCACTGCAGACAACACTGCATTGGTCACCTACTACGAAGCACGCCAACAACAGTTGGCGTAAGGCAGCGTGAACTTGCAACAGAACAATCATTTGACTTATTGCAAACAATCGTTTAGACTCTACAAATCACCCACCCCTACACTACCCACAAACTCAAACCCAAAATAAAAACAATGTGTTTAATAATAGCTAGAACTTGCGACGGCAAAGTTGATTGGAAATCAGCAGACCGTGCATCAAAAATCAACCGCGACGGTTACGGCATCTTTCATAAAGATGGTGGACGTGGCATTCAAATCAAGAAGTCAATGGATTGGCAAGAAATCCGCACCATTGGCAAGACGCTTGAAAAATCAAATCAACCATTCATAATCCATATGCGCTACATGACAAACGGCGCAGTGAACATCAGCAACACCCACCCATTCAAATTAGAAGACTTGGATTTGGTGATGGCGCACAATGGAATCATCAACACGCTTGACGTGCCTGAAGGAATGTCTGACACACGCGTGTTAGCGTGCCACCTGAACGACGTATTGCCGAAGGGTTGGTTGAACAAGCCTGAAGAAGTTGAATACGTCACAGAACTTGCAGGCACGTCACGCTTGGTGTTCATGGGCAAGTTAGGTGGCTTCCACTTCATCAATGAAGACTTGGGCGCATGGCAAGACAACGTATGGTATTCACAACCACGCGCAGTCAGGTCGAAGGCAAGTGCTGACATCTACAATCCGCGCAAGTGGACTGAACAAGACGAAGCGAAAAGCTATGACCCACAACAGTGGCTTTCAAACTACAACGCACGACGCGCATCAAAGCACAATGGCTAACCTTGTTGCTGACTGCATGAACATCGCCGAAGTAATGGCATCACATTATGACGGCGATACATTCGAGAAATCCGACATACGCGAATTCTCTGCATACAAAAGACAACTGTCTGACTGCTCAAACAGCGACCTTGTTTTTTGGACTACAGTTTCCCTGTTCCATCTTCTACGATGGGCAACCAATAATAACAAAATGAAAACAATTCAAGATTACAAAACAATGACAGTCACTTTCGTTGGTCAAAACGACAAAAGCAAAAGTCATTCCCACACGGCGGAAACGCCATCACAGATTGTCGATTGGCTTCACAGTCTTCCGCGCCATACCCAAGCAAGCACAACCGAAGAAACAAAACTTCGCTACGCTGAAACAGCATGGGAATGGTCAGGAACGAAAGTTGCTGCCGACACAGATGCTTGGACATTCCTTGACGGATTGCAACAGGCAGACATCATCACAATAACCTTTAATAATTAAAACCATGAATAAGCAACGCTTACATTTACCCAACTTCATTTCACGCTTAAAGACTGCACTTACAGATGCAAACTTTGTCAAGCACGCAGGCAAGAACATGAATGAATTTTCCATGAAAGATTTCGCTGAACTAGCGCAAATTGATTACACAGCAATCAACCATTATATGCTTGGTCGCTACAAGCCAACACTGCCAACACTTACAAGAATGTGCAGGGTGCTTGGTGTAGAACTTTCATACTTCGGTGTGAAAGAAATCAGAGTTCCTGTTGGTCATTTCACCGACAACGAACCGCAACGACAAACTGTCAAGCAGGCAAAGAAAGTGCTTGATGAAGAAATCAAGAAAGTCAAAGTCGGCAAAGGCGATTGGCGATTGCTTGAACTTGCAACGAACCAAATTGCAGTTGCAGAACTAATTCACCACGACGAAGAAACAAACGTCATAATCCTTAAATTACAGGACTAATAAAATGAGTCAAACAGCTAATCAAGAAATGAAACAGTTGGCAGAAAAGTTTTCGCTTGTCGAAGACGGCAAGGTCGGCGATTTCTACAACCTTCACGGCAAATGGTGCGTCACTAAAAAAGGCGCAGAATCAATTGCCAAACAAATCGGCATGACGCACACTGAACCAAAATGGTATTCAGTTGATGGCGTGTCAATGGCATTCAGTGCCACCTTCACATCAGCCGATGGCAAGTCGGCTTTTGAAATCGGTTCGTGCAGATATGACGGAACGAAAAACACGCCTGAAAGAAGTTACCCTTACGAACTTTCGATGAAAAGAATGTTGGTTCGCGGAACTTTGCGTTTGGTGGACATGGGTGGAAGCACAATTGTTGGCGCAGACGAAATGCCATCAGATTGGCATCAGCACGGCAATAACGTGCCTGCTGAAG